CTTGACTAATTGATTATTATATCTTATAATACATATTATTACTGCTAAACTATGACAAACATACTAGCGACATTCCTAGAGATTAATATAGAAGATATGGAATCACCAGAATCAAATAAAGAATTAGAGCAGGCAATTGAAGATAAGTTTCTTACACCTTCTAAGTTTGCCATAGAAATCGAAAAAATAGTTGCCGAAGAAAACTGCAATTATATTGATGCCATTTGCCATTATTGTGAAATTAATGGTATTGATATTGAATCGGTTACTAAGTTAGTTTCCAAACCTCTTAAAGAAAGATTGAAGTATGATGCCATTAATTTGAATTTTATGAAGAGAATTTCTAAAGCAAAATTGCCTATCTAATATTAAACTAAATAGTAATGCTTATTTGTGGTTATTTAAGCAGAAGGGGGCAGAAATGCTCCTTTTCTTGTATAAATAACTATAACCACAAGTAAAGCAGATGGAATACTACACTTACGCCTATTTGCGTGAAGACAGAACACCTTATTATATTGGTAAGGGAAAAGGTAATAGGGCATATAAAAGAACTAGGAAAGAACTTAAATCACCAAAGGATAAATCCAGAATACTTATTTTAAAACAAAACTTAACAGAAGAAGAAGCATTTAAGCACGAAATCTATATGATTGCTGTTTTTGGTAGGAAGGATTTGGGAACTGGTATATTAAGAAATAGAACTAATGGCGGTGAAGGTTTTTCTGGTGCTATTCATACACCAGAAACAAAAGCAAAACTAAGTGCTGCAATGAAAGGAGAAAATAGTCCTAATTATGGTAAAACACTTTCTCCAGAAATAAAAGCAAAACTAAGTGCTGCACATAAAGGTAAAACTCTTTCACCAGAAACAAGAGCAAAAATTAGTGCTACAATGAAAGGTAAAACTCTTTCACCAGAAACAAGAGCAAAAATGAGTGTTGCAAGGAAAGATATCCCACGTTCGCTAGAAACAAGAGCAAAAATAAGCGAATCATTGAAAGGAGAAAATCATCCTTTTTATGGTAAAACTCTTTCACCAGAAACAAGAGCAAAAATTAGTGCTACAATGAAAGGTAAAACTCTTTCACCAGAAACAAAAGCAAAACTAAGTGCTGCAATGAAAGGAGAAAATAGTCCTAATTATGGTAAAATGTGGATTACTAATGGAGAAATATCAAAATTTATTCCTATTGACGAAGATATTCCAATAGGTTATAGTAGGGGGATGACAAAAAAGAGTAGAAAAAAATTTAATGACACCATTCCAAGTTTATATTGAATATCTTGCCCTAAAATCACATTTTAGTAATGAGAAGTATGACTACTTTAAATATAACAAAAAAGTCAGAGCATCCGTTGCCTCCTTCAATAAAAGGTCCGATAAATATTGGTTCGAGAAGACAAGTAGGAAATATAATGACAAAGAAATTGTAGATTTTTTTGTTGCGAACTTTGTATCCGTCGATAATCCACATAGTTTATGGATTGGTTCTTTAATAAACGAAGGAGAAAAAGTTTATTTGGAATGGATGAAAACGAATCAGAGCTTAACTTACATATTCAAGGAGCAATCAACAGAATTGTTCTCTCAGACAAAATTAGAGAATGTCTTCGACTGCTCGAAAGGTCATCCAATTCTTCTCAAAACATTTCTAAAAAGTGAATTGGCACCTGAAATAATGGTAATCTATGATACAATATTCTCGTATATTAGTGAGTTTGATAAGAAACTTCTGGACCCAGTATGGGAAACCGTAAGTTTAAAAATTAAGAAATACAAACCCTTTATACATATTGATATATTCCAATACAAAAAACTTTTACGGGACATTATAAATGAGTAGTTTTTTTGATTCTGATATTATTCAGGATGAACTAAAAGAAATCAATCAACTTCAAGAGTTTATATACAATAGTATTTTAACTTTTGGTATGATGCCTCGTGAAGATAAACTGGAACATATTGATAAAATGACAATACTGCTTGAAAAGCAGCGTATTATGTACACAAGACTTTCTCTTTCCGATGACCCTCAAGCAGTTGAGATGAAGGAAAATCTAAGAAGGTCAGTTGCTCTGATGGGATTCCCACCAGAGACTGATATGAACATTCTTTTCAGTAGTATGACAAAAACAATTGAATCACTCAAAAAGTACCTTGACTAATGAGTGATTTTTTGCTATAATATCTAAGTAATCCAACAAATCCAAACTATCTTAAAAATCTTATGTCGTTCTCGGACCTAAAAAAGCAATCTAAACTTGGTTCTTTGACTGAAAAACTAGTCAAAGAAGTAGAAAAAATGAATAGTTCTGGCAACTCTTCTGATGACCGTCTGTGGAAACTTGAATGTGACAAAGCAAATAATGGTTATGCCGTCATTCGTTTCCTGCCTGCTCCTGATGGGGAAGACCTACCGTTCGTCAAAGTCTATTCTCACGCCTTCCAGGGACCCGGTGGTTGGTTGATTGACTCGTGTCTCACTACTCTCAACCAGAAGTGCCCTGTATGTGAGCACAACGGTCAATTGTGGAACTCTGGTGTGGATTCTAATAAAGAAGTTGCTCGCAAGCAGAAGCGTAAACTGACTTATATGAGTAACATTTATGTTGTGAAAGACCCTGCCAATCCTGATAATGAGGGAAAAGTTTTCCTCTATAAGTATGGTAAGAAAATCTTTGATAAACTCACGGAAGCGATGCAACCTGAGTTTGAAGATGAGACTCCTATTGATCCGTTTGACTTCTGGACTGGTGCCAATTTCAAACTGAAGGCAAAGAGTGTTGCCGGTTATAGGAACTATGATTCCAGCGAATTTGCCGCTCAGGGTGCTCTTCTAAATGATGATGATGCTATGGAAGCAATCTGGAAGAAGCAGTATTCTCTTCAGGAGTTTATGAATCCTAGTGAGTACAAGTCCTATGAGGAAATGAAGAAGCGTCTTGAATCTGTTCTGGGTGGAAAGTCTGCTCGTGTTGATTCTGAAGTTGAGGATGAGGACAACTATCGTGGTCCTGCTCCTTCTCTAACTGAAGACCTGCGTACTGAACTTAGCAACCTGAAACCGACTCGTTCGGTTGCGGTTGATGATGATGACGATGATGAATCCTTATCATATTTCGCAAAATTGGCAGCAGATTGATATAGTAAAGAGGAGATTTCTCTCCTCTTTTTATGGCATCGTGACTCTTGTGTTCTCGGTGCGAATTAATTTATCATTTACATACTGCGATGATTTATCATATGTCATCGCTTTTCTTGTATCATTAATAACCTGCTGAAGATATGCAGGTTTGAGAACATAAATGTCTCTTTTTTTATTATTTTTTCGGACTTCATATTCATAATTACTAATACCAACAACAGGATTTAGAGTTTGTACGGGAATATTAGGGTCTGGGATGGTGAAAGTAGAATCAACAATTTTACTTGCAGGGAAAATTAATCTTCCTCTAGAATCTTTGACTTCTGTGGTTTCATAGTGATGAACCGCATTTAAGTCATTTCCATATAATTGTTCCGAGTACCTATAGATGTCTCTATCGGAAAGGGGCCATTCATTTCTTACATTTACAATACCGGCACCAATTAATACAACCCAATCATATTGAGAACTTCCATAAAGTTCTTCGGCAACTGTATCGGGTCTTGCTCCTTCTTGGATTTGATACTTATTGAAGATGGTAAAAACATTTTGTAAGTCATCACGTAGTTTAACTCTACGGAATATATTTTTTACCAACAAGTATTCATCAGAACCTTTACTACTTGATAGGAATGATTGATACTCTAGGTTTGGTAACTCTCTGAAGTAAGACATTAGAATCCTGTTCCTTCGCTTCCTGTGCCTGTTTCGTAATCTTCTGCGTAAATTGGAGTTAGTTCTTGGAATGTTAGGGTCATAGTCATATGAACCGGCGTGGCATCCGAATAAGTTGCATAAGTTCCTGAACCAGTATAATTCACTGTTATATTATGAAGAGCGCAAATCTTAAATCTATTTAGATATGGATGTTTTCTTCCTCCACTCATATATTCTATTCTAAAAACTTCGGGTGCCTTAAGGAACAATCCGGCGGCACCCTCTGCTACTCTACCCTTTTTGGCAGCACCGTGTATTTTAAATTTTCTAATTATTTTCTTAACCACTTCTGCTTCACGTTCAGAACGAGGAACAATATCATAAGCAAAAGAAAATGCCTGCCTTAAATCAATTCCACTAAAAAGCAATTCAATATTTGAGTTAAATACTGCTCCGGCAACCCTTGAAGTAAATAATGATGTTGCCGTATTTTTTCCGGTGATAACATTTGCCATCAATCCAACAATTCCTGCCCGAAGCATTTGTTGTGTTGTTCCAGATTTAGCAGCATCACCTAATTTTTGCCCTGTTGACAATATTTTATTTTCCAAGTCCTTCTTACCTTTTGCGTCAAGTAACCCTGCACTTACAGCAGCAGCTGCTGCTTCCATAGGTCCTAATGAACTTCCACCCCATTTGACACCATTACTATCTTTTATATCATCAGGAATTGGTAATATAACAGTTCCCTTCACTAGTTTAACATCATCTCTTCCCCCTACATTAGCATACACATCATCGTAAGAAGGTAGTGCAAAAGTTCCTTCTCCCGGAATAAGTCCGAGCGGCACATACTCAAGAAAAGTAATTCTTAAATAATCATCAGAATCTGTAAGTTTTGTAAGTGGATATCTATAATCAAAGCGAGGAGCGGTTGCCATTTATAGTTT